CGTTGATTGCTGCTTCTAATTCTGGTGTTTTTAGTTCTGGTTTTTCTTCTAAAAGTGTTCTAAATAACCAACATCCTGCTTCAGAATGCATTGATTCATCTCTGATTGACCATTCAACTATTTGGCCAACCCCTTTTAGTTTATTGCGCATTTTAAATGACAATAAAACCGCAAATGAACTGAATAAATTAACGCCCTCTGTGAATGCACTAAATATAGCGAGTGACTTAGCTCTCTCGTGCCAATTCACTTCTCCATCAAACGAATCTCTTACATTCATTAATGTTTCAATTTTAGCCATTGTGGCTTCATCTTCTAGAAACTCAGAAAAATCATCTAATCCTAATTCTTCATTTAATAAAGAGTAAGCTTCAGCGTGAATTGTTTCCATAGCACCAAATGTAGTTGCCATAGCTATGATTTCTGGTTTACGGAACCATTTTGTAACTAATCCTGTCCAATAATCATTAACTACAGTTTCTGTTTGGGCAAAACCCTTTAAAATAGAACCAATAATGTTTTTTTCAGTTTCATTTAAATTCTGTTTCCAATCATTGATATCACTCATCATGGGGACTTCTGTATGAATCCAATGTGCTTGTTGTTGTTTTAACCAATAATCAAATGCTGTTGGGTATTCGAAGGGTTTGTATACTATTCTTTCTTTTGTGATATCTTTTTTTGCCATTGTTATATTTTTAGAATTAAAAAAGGGCTAAACCCTTGTGTTGATAAGTACAATATATACAAACAAAACCTGCTAAAACCCAAAAAACTCGTTGGAAGCTTGTTGAGCTCTTCTTCGCTGTATAGGCGAAAGATCTCCTTGGTTGTTTTGTTGCGGTCTGTTGTTTCCTCTCATATTTATTTCAATTTTACCTATAGAAGTATCCATAATTGAATCGTAAGTTATACCATCGGCTCCGTATCTGTTTTTCATAACGTGCCATCTTCCGGTTCCACTTTCTTTATCTTCAGCACTTCTGGCTAATGACATAGCAAAGTCAGTGATCATCATTTTGCTATAACTTTCAGCCATTCTATCTCCCTGGATAATATCTTCTCTTGCTCCTGATCGATTTACCTGTGATGCTGTCCAAATAGGTACTTTCATTTCAGTAGCTAAACCACGTAAACTAGTGTAAATGTCATCTAATTTGTCTCTTTTTTCTTTACTTGATTTAGAAGTAAGCAAATCAGCGTAATCAACAATAATCATATCTGGTTGAATATCTTGCTGAATACATTTTTCTAAGTGTGCATGTATAGTGTTTACTGTTGCTTGTCCCGCGGGGTATTCTCTAATATAAAGACCACCTCGTAAAGTTGATAACTTATCAATTACTACTTTTTTATGGTCAATTATATCACCTACAGGTATTTCTGAAAAACAAGCATCATATCTTCTACCTACATATTTTTCACTTAATTCTAAAGTATAGTGAATAACTGTGTAACCTAATCTGACTGCTTGAGCCCCTAATGCAATTAGAGCCCATGATTTACCACCACCAGGACCACCTGCTATTAAACCTAAATCTCCTTGTCCCAAACCACCCCCTAAAAGATTATTAATAAGTGGCCAAGGTGTTTCTATAGTGCTTCTAGATTCTTCTCTAAATCGATCTTCTATTTCAGCTATATACTCATGACCTATGTCTCTTTCAGTTCCTGCTTTTAAAGCACCATCAATTAAATTTCTGATGTCATCATAATCTCCTAATTCTAAAAGATCAACTGATTTCATTAGTGCACCCTTTAGTGTTTGATTTTTACAAAAATCTAAAAATGTGTCTTTAACAAAACCTAAATCTGTTGCTTTTGATGCTTTGTATGCTTGTTTGAGTAAATCTTTAACAGCTACATTCTGTAGTTCTTTATTTAAATTTTCAAGTTCTACTTTAAACACCTCCATTGTGGGAACTGTTTTGTATTCGTTGTAGTAGCTGAGTGTTTTACGAATAATCCATTTTCCAGCATCATTATCAAAATAATCTGGAGAAACTATGTCTGCAATTTGTTGTAGAAAGTCTCTGTCAGTTATTAGAATACCAATAGCCTTAGTTTGAAATGAATGTCCGTATTGAGTTAATTTACTCATGTGTTTGTTTTGCGAATGTATTTAATTTAATAAAATGCTCCCTTAACCATAAATCAGGATTTGCTATTGCATTTCCTAATTGATCATCATGATATGATGTAATAAAATCATTTCGGGAAAGCAAATTTATTGGTGATTCTATTAATCTTGCTATTTGTAATTTTAACTCTCCTGATATGGGTGGGTTTTTTAAATCCATTAATTCTTCATTTAGTTGGAGTTGGTTTACCGACTCACTAATTTTTTTATGCATAGATTCTTCTCCTTTACCCGCATACTCCAGAATGAAATCAAGATCAAGGGCTTGTTGCGTGAATAAATCTGGTAGTATTTTAGGTAATTTTTTAGGACCTAATCCTTTAACACCGGGGATGTTATCTGATTTGTCGCCCATTAAAACTTTATACATTAAAAAATTGTGAGCCGGGATCCCATAGTCAGCTTCTACCATTCGGGGGGTATAAAACTTTTTCTTTGTTGGACTCCATACAGTGATTCTATCATTTACTAATTGCAAAAAATCTTGATCTGCAGACATTATTGTAACTTCTTTATCTAATAATGTATGAGCAATATAAGCAATAGTATCATCTGCTTCTATTTTGTCTATTGAAATAACGTTGATGGGGAGAAAATCTAAATAATCAAGTAATCTTGAAAATTGTATTTTCATTGCCTCTTTTTCTTCTCGAGCATCTTTAAAAGCGTCCCATCTGGTAATTCTTTTACCTGGTTTTCTTTGTGACTTATAATCACTATGGATTTTTCTTCTGCGTTGAGAACCACCTGCACCATCATAAACTATAATTACTCTGGTTGGATTTACTTCTCTGATTGCATAAGCTAAAGATCTTAAAAAACCTGTTAAACCACCTACGGGAACTCCATTGTCATTCAAAGCACCATTTACTGCAAATACTCTTAAATATAAATTTAATCCATCTACAATCAGTACTCTATCATTAACATTTAAAGAATCGTTCTTTTCAACGTTATCTAATAAACTAAATATATCTTCCATTATATTCCTGTGTCATCTACTTCAATATCAGGATCCATAATTTGAGATTCTTCATGCTGATATTTCATAACATACTGTTCGCAAGTGTCCTCGTACATTCTTTTTCTAATTTCTGGTCTTTCTTCACAAAGTTGTTGTAAATCTTTACCATAGAATGTAATTTCTTCACCTGTTTCTTTATCAACATATTTACAGATAGGGCCTGATTGTTTAACTACTTTATAGTCTTTCATTAATCTTAACCATCCACCAAAATCGTCTATACCTTGTCTATAAAAAACATTGTATCGAATTTTACGGTTTGGTGGGCCCATTCTGTTTTTAACCACAATAGCTTCTACTTCAGACCCTACAATTTCTTCTACACCGTTGATTTTTTCTTTAAGTTTTCCAACTTGTTTAAGTCTTAATCTAACTGATGCATGAAATTGTAAAGCCTTACCACCTGAAGTAGTGTATTGATCAGCGAATGGCATTGCACCCATCTTTTGTCTCAATTGGTTTGTGAATACTAAAAGTATTTTTTCCTTACCAATTAAGTTAGTAATTTTACGCATTGCTTTAGATAGGATGATTGCCTTTTGAGTTGCATAACCATCTTTTTCAAAGTCAGCGGCTGATTCAATTTTGGTAGTAGCTGCGGCTACTGAATCGACTACAATTGTTACAAGTTTGTTTGGATTCTTTTCTCTAACCTTAAGGATAACATTTTCAATTGCATCCATAATGTCTTCGACAGTTTCAAGAGGCAGATATACCATTTTTTCTACATCAACTCCAATTGCTTGTAAAAACTGAGAATTCAGTGATGATTCAGTATCAATGTATACTGCAATACCATCTTTCTTTTGTGTGTTTGCTATAATGTGAGATGCTAACAGGGATTTACCACTTTGTTCTAAACCAGTAATTTCAACGATTTTAGAAACTGGAAAGCCTCCGTTGGGGCGATTTGAGATGGCCAGGTCTAACACTGTAGATCCTGTGGAGACCCAATCGCTGACATCTGTGGGGGAATCTTCACTACCGTCTAGAAAATAAGCTACTCTATGGTGAGTCTTATTAAATTTCTTGTTTAAAGAGTCGGCAATAATCCCTGTTAGTTCATCTCTATTTGATTCGTCTTTTTTCTTTGCCATTAGTCAAATAATTCATCAAGTTTACTATCTAGATTTTGCTTACCTTTAGAAGGTGCAGCTACTACTTCAGTTTCTTTCCCACCATCTTCTTCAGATGGTTTTAAGTAACTTTGTAACTCGCCTTTCATTTCCTCAAACGAATATTTCTTAAATAAAGAAACTAAATCCTTTTGTTCTTCTAAAAGCGATTCTGCTAGTGTAGCATCATCAGATAATGGTGTTTGGTTTGGCTTAACACGTACAGTTGTTGTATTAAACATTTTACCAGTTTCAGCTGCTGGGATTACTTCTACAGTAACATCTCTACCATTTTGAATAGCAGTAATATCGCCATAATCTTCATCAGCCATTACACCTAATAGTTCTTGATAAACCATTTTACCAAATTCCCAAAATCTAACTCCCTTATCTTCTTCTCCTCTAACTACTACAGGAGCAAAAATACGTAATTTTGGGTATAATTTTTTAGCTAATTCCATATTTTCTTGGTCACCTGATTTTCTTAACTGATTAGCAAATTCCATAATTGGATCTGATTCATCAAAGTTAGTTAAGGCAATCATTCTTGGTTTACCAATACCGAAGTAAAAGTATAACTCAATAAATGGAAAATCTTTGTTGTGTGCATAAGGCACTAATCTTACTTGGGATTTTTCTCCCACTGGTGGTCTCCAGAAATTATTCTTATAATCACTTGAGTTATTACTACCACCCCCCTTGTTGTTTAATTTGTTTAAACGATTCTTGATTTCATCTAAGTTCATAAAATATTTATTTAAAAAATGTTATAATTTCAATTTATTCCGCAAACATACGAAATAAACCCCGCTAAGCCAAGTTTTTCTACTAAAGCTTTATAATGTCCTTAATTTTAGTGTCGATTTTTTTAAAACCCTCTGTTTGTATAAGTAATATACAATTTCTATAATCATTCCATTCTATAGGAAATCTTTTATCCAAAACCCCATTATTTAAACTCTTTATCAATTCGTTTAGTGCGTTAATTGTGTATAAAGTGTTTGTTTGTTTTTTTCTGTGTACCAATATTGTATTATCTATTATACCATTTGTACTTGAATTACCCATATCAACATTATATGTAAGCATAATTTTTTCCCCATCCAAGCTTTCTAGGACAAAAATTTTATTAAAAAGAATCATATAGGAAGTTTGAATCCTATTTGTAATCTCTTCAATATCATTGGGGGTTGTAAACGTACAATATAGTCTGTTGTTCATAAATAACCGGAATTTTCTGGCCATAAATATAAACTTTAACTTAAAGCCCCATAGTGTTTCCCAACTTTAATTTTTATAGGAAATTTCTCACTAAGTATGTTTTCTAAATCTAACAGTGTTTGTTTACCATCCTGCTTTGACACATCAAATATAAATGCATCATATATGTAAAGAACTAATCTTGTTTGTTTATCTTTTAAATAATCTTGTATAACCTGTATCTTACGAATGTTGGTTTCTGTTTCTGTAGCTTGGATATAATAGTTAAATAACTTTTGAGAATGTATTTTAGGATGATCGTCTTTTTTTATGCGGTATGATCCTACATCTATATATCCATCTTTATTAAACGCTTCCCAAATTATATCAATAAAATTTTGTGTTTTACGGAAAAACTCATGGTGTAAGTTTTTCTTGTCTATACCACCATATATTTGTCTAAATGTAAGTGTTTTACTTTCTTTATATTGTTGGGGGGTTATATCTTTAGTATTAAAATATATTTGAGCAAGTGTGTTGTGTACATTACCCTCAAAAGAAAAACCCACAATATCGCCTATTAGTCGCGGATGGTAACCATCATAATCCATTTCTACAAAAAAGTCATTGTCTGGTTC